GGCCAACGAGGCCTTCATCGAGGAGTCAGCAGAGGACGCCCTTGTTGGGCGCCAAGCGGCTGAGTCCGATTCGCCTATCCGCAGCGCCATCGACGAGGGGGTCGCTAGAGCGGAGGCTGAGGGCACAGATGTCGTAGTCCAGATCGACGAAGAGGGAGCCGCAACCTTTTCCCAGCCGCAGCCCATCGACCCCAGGGTCCAAGAGCTCGAATCAGCCGCTGGCGCCTTCGAGGCGAAGCTGGTGGAGAAGTACGGTGGCCTTGAGTTCGCCAAGCCGCGTGATCGTGCGAAGCTCCGCAAGATGCGCCATGAGGCAGAGGACGCCGCAAGGGGCGAGCCTCTGTCGAACGTCGAGCTGCTGGAGCGCAAGGCCAAGGACTACGAAGAGGAACTGATCGTCCGGCGTGGCAGCGTCAACGGTGCGACTAAAGGCGAGCGCGCGTACCTCGCGGGGCTCCAAAACAAGGCCAAGCGCCGAGGGATGACCGAAGGGGCGGCGATTGACCAGCCGACGCCCTTTGGCGAGGAGACCTACCGCCAGAAGCGCCCGGAGACCCAGAGGGTCGCAGAGAGCGCGCAGGAGGCTGTGGCCTACGGCGGCGTTGGTCCTGACAGGGCTGCTGAGATCATCCGCGCCGCTGACGAGGCCTTCGAGTCTGGTGAGGATCTGCTGGACACACGCCACCAGAAGATCCCTGGGGTCATGAACCTGGCCATGCTGGGGTCTGACGCGAACCGTGGGTTCCTCCAGAGCTACCTCAACGACTTCGAGATCCGCAACGGAGTCGATGAGTTCGGCAAGCCACTGCCCAAGGAGCAGATCGGTAAGAACCCGACGGCCAACCGACCGCGAGGACGAGGTGCCAAGAAGAGCTTCCTAGAGGCGCAGGCTGAGGAGTCGAGCGTCGTCTTCTTGGAGCGTGCGCTGGGCCGTTCGCCGCAGGAGATCACGGCTGCTCTAGAGCGCATGGCTGTCGGGCAGCGGGACATCTCGACGATGTACGCGGCTGCCGGCAAGTACATCGACAACTACATCCTCGACCTCGACATGCTGCGTCTGGCAGCCAAGGGGCAGGACGTTGTGCTGCCCAATGGTCGCAAGATGACCAACGCGGACTTCCTAAACTCGCAGAACCTCAAGAGCCAGGACGCCGCTGCCCTTGCGTACCAAGAGGCCGAGGAGGCCTTCGGTGAACTGCTGCGCTCCTTCGGCAGCGTGCGCCGAGAGGGCGGTCGGAACCTACGCGCCATGGGTCAGCGATCGGCAGCCGTGGCCACGCCTGAGTTCATCGAGGCGAGGCTCAAGGCCATGGGTGGGCGCGAGCGCATTCTGAACAACGCCGAAGCCTTGGCGATGATGCGGAAGGAGCTGGGCACATCCGCGATGGTCCAGAAGCTTCTGCACTTCGACAAGAAGCAGCGGTTCTACGCGATGATGAACGAGGTGTTCGTCAACAACATCCTGTCGGCACCTCGGACCCTGACGACGAACTTGTTCGGCAACATGGGCACGGCGATCTACGGGCCGCTGGAGACCCTGATGGGAGCCGCTGTCTCCAAGGGTGCGCGCAAGATCATGGGGCGCGATGCGACCCTGGTGGCCAAGGAGATGCAGCGGGCCACCGACGAGCTGATGCAGCTTGCGGAGCAGTTCGGCACCGCGTGGGCCTACGGGCGCAAGGCGTGGCGCCAGAAGGACTACATCCTCGATGCGGGCCAAGGCACGCTGGATCTTCCGGAGTTCATGCAGACGGCCGTCAACTCGGAGAACTTCGGCTACGTCATCGGCAAGGAGCTCGACCCAAGCAAGGGTCTGGGGCTCGCTGTCGAGAAGTTCGGCAACGTGATCCGCACGCCCTCGAGGGCGCTGATGGCCACCGACGAGTTCTTCAAGCAGTGGCAGTACAGGTCATCGGTGTCCTCGGACCTGATGTTCGAGGGGCGCATCAAGAAGCAAGAGGGTGAGATCGACGACATCGACCTCTTCGTCGAGCGCGAGCTCCGGGCGATGACCCGCCGAGGCCAAGCGTTCACCCAGCGGAACCTCCAGGCTCAGGCCATGCGCCTCTACCGGCCTGACATGGACCGCTACAAGAAGGCGACGTTCCCGCTGGATGCTCTTCAGGCCGACCGTGACGCCTGGGTCAAGAAGCAGATGCAGTCCAAGGACGGGGTGGACCGTGGAGAGATCGCACAGCGAGCCTTGGAGAAGGCGCGGGAGCGGACGTTCACCAACGACCTCGACCCGGATGGTGGCTTCCTCAGCAGCGTCGGGATCATGGCGCAGCGCCTGGGAACCAAGCACCCGTGGTTCCGCCTCTTCGTGCCGTTCATCAGGACTCCGATGAACATCCTGCTGTACGCCAGCCGGCGCACGGCCCTCCCCGGTGTGAACAAGGATCTGTACGGCGCTGCGGAGTACATGTACCGCACCCGACTGGGCTCCAAGAACCTCGACGCCGTCAAGACCAAGATGGCCCAGCAGCTTGCCAGCAAGGACGCCCGCGTCCAGGCCGACGCCATGGGTCGCATGATGTCCGCTCTTGGCTTCAGCTCGCTGGCTCTGGGCATGGTGGCCGCCAACCGGATCACCGGAGCGGGACCGAAGGACAAGCGCCAGCGGGACCTGTTGGCCCAGACGGGGTGGCAGCCGTACTCCATCAAGGTCGGTGACACCTACCTCAGCTACCAGAAGATGGACCCCTTCGCGACCATGCTGGGCATCTTCGCGGACATCGGTGACGCTGGTCGCTATGCACCGCCTGAGGAGCAGGGCGAACTGGCCAAGCTGATGATGGGTGCGGTCGCCTCTGTGGCGAACAACATCCAGAGCAAGTCGTACCTCCAGGGTCTGGTGCAAGCCAGCGGCATCCTCACGGACCCCGATGTCACCGTCAGCAAGACCACGGGCCGACTGGCCTCTGCGTTCATGGTGCCGGCGTTTGTGGCAGCGGGGCGCGACCTGACGGACCCGCAGCTACGAGAGGTGCGTGGCCCGCTGGATCAGATCATCTCGCGCATCCCGTTCCTGAGCGACAGCCTCGACCCGCAGCGGAACATCCTCGGTGAGCCGGTGGACAAGAAGACCTTCAGCGGAGCGGGGCGCACCGCCGCCGATCTGTCGAACATCTTCCTCCCGACGATGATCAACGCCACGACGGACGATGTGGTGAGCCAGGAGCTGGCCGATCTGGCGTACCCCTTCGACAACCCTTCGCGGTTCAAGTACTCCGAAGACCTCTCGACCATCACCAACGACAAGGGCCAGTCGGCCTACGACCGTTGGATGGAACTGACGGGCTCCGTGAAGATCGGCTACGGGCAGAGGCGCAACCTCCGCAGCGCCATGCGCCGGCTGATCCAGTCGAACTACTACCAGCAGTTGCCCACCGAGGGCGTGTCTGAACTGGATGTGGACTCCCCGCGTGTGCAGGAGATCCAGAACCTCCTCAACAGGTACAGGTCAGCAGCCCTTCGCCAGATGCTGACGGAGTTCCCCGAGCTCGAGCGCACTTCGCGGGCACAGCGGCTGGCGAAGATCGCATCCCGACGAGGCCAAAGCCCTGAAGCCATCCGCAACCAACTGTTCCCCCTGGAGTGACCCATGCCCCTGAGCTACTCGACCTACACAGGTGACGCGAGCACGACGAGCTTCGCGATCACCTTTGACTACCTACCGGAAACGGTAGTGGTCAGCGCCACGCCTGCGGGCATCCTCGTCTACCTAGACGATGTGAAGCAGACGAGCGGCTACAGCCTCGTCGGCACCAACATCGTCTTCGGTGCGGCCCCTGGATCCGGTGTGGACATCCGCATCGTTCGCTCCACTCCGCGAGGCAAGAGCGACCGCCTAGTGGACTACGAGGACAGCACCACGCTCACCAGTGCCCTGCTGGACACTTCGGCCCTCCAGCTCCTGTACATCGCTCAGGAGGCGTTCGAGCAGTCGAGCTCCGGTGGTAGCGCCACGCCCACCTACCTCCCCTACTCGAACACGCTGGCCGCTTGGGATGCAGAGAGCCAGAAGGTGTCGAGGGTGGCCACGCCTGTTGCGGGCACCGATGCGGTCAACAAGACCTACGCGGACGATGGCTTCCTGCCCTACGACACCAGCGCCGGCACCTACGACGCAGCGCGATCCGGGGCGAACAAGAAGATCGATGGCGTCGAGGATCCTCAGGGCAACCAGCAGGCCGCGACCAAGAAGTACGTCGATGACATCGCGCAGTTCGGTGTCGCTGGTGTCCCTCAGTCCTTCAAG